CCACGGGAATTGTACGAGGATGTCCCTAATATTCTATGGTGTCATGATCTAGCCGAAGATCCTGAAAACGAAATCCTCAAGGATGGTGGTTGGAAAAAATTTGACCACTTTATATTTGTCACCGCTTGGCAACGTGATCAGTATGTAGTACGATATGGAATTCCATACTCAGAATGTACTGTGATCTATAATGCTATTGAGAAGACATATGATCCCAAGGAAAAGAATACTGATACTATAAGATTTGTTTATCACACCACTCCACATCGTGGGCTGGAATTGTTGGTACCTATCTTTGAGGCTCTTGCTCAACAGTTTCCGAATATTCATCTCGATGTGTATTCAGGGTTTGATATCTATGGATGGCAAGATCGTGATGAGCCTTACAAAGGTCTTTACACCAGGATTGATTCTCATCCTAATATGACGTATCATGGGGTCCAGGATAATGAGACTGTGCTAAAAGCACTTGAAAGTGCTCACGTGTTCCTATATCCAAACATTTGGCGTGAGACGTCTTGCATCGCACTCATCGAGGCAATTAAAAGTCAGGTGATTTGTATCCATCCAAATCTTGGTGCCTTACCAGAGACAGCGACAAACGCAACTATTATGTATGATTTTAATGAGGATCCAAAGATCCATGCAAATTATGCATATGCAATTACTGCTCAACTTCTTGTGGCAATGCAGAATGATGAAAATTATTTTAATAAGTGGACATATTCTGATCGCTTTGCCTTGGCAAGAAACAGCATAGAATCGTTTGCAACTGTGTGGAATCAAACACTTAGGAATATTACAGATGTCTGATAACATCATCCAGTTCCCAAAATTTGGGCCTGGGCCCTCGTCTCCTGAGGAACTTGCAGAAATGCTACAGGATTATAAAGAGGACTTTGCAAATGAAATAGCTGAGATGTTATGGAATCACGTAATTGGTGAGCTCCATAGGGCTGGATGTGATTTTCATACTGACATAGAAAGGTACTTTCCTTCAATGCTGTTGGTATTAGAATCCATTCGGTCCTTGCATTTGCAGTCACAGGGTGTATATCATCCACTCCAAGAAGTTGCTAAAGAGTCAGTCAACCCAGATGATCTGAAAAAAATGGTTGACATTAGTGAAGATTTGGATTAATATAGTAGTATTATATCAAATAAAACGGAAAATATTATGGCAATACTAATTGATTATAACCAAGTAATGCTGGCAAACCTATTTGCTAGTATCGGTAACCACACCAATGTGGAGGTTGACGAGAGTCTTATCCGCCACATGTTTCTAAGTTCTCTCCTACGAATTCGTAAAAAGTTTAATGATGAGTATGGTGAGATTGTTTTATGTGCTGATGCTAAAAATGTCTGGCGCAAGGATGTGTATCCTTATTATAAGGCGAATCGGCGTAAATCACGAGATGAATCTGATCTTGATTGGAATCAACTTTTTAATGTGATGCACAAAATTCGTGAGGAGGTTGCTGATAACTTCCCTTATAAGGTACTATGGATTGAGAAATGTGAAGCAGACGATATCATTGCCACCATTTGCCACGACAACGGCACCGAACTCAATACTGGTTCTGAAAAGTATCTTATTGTTTCTGGTGACAAGGATTACATTCAGTTACATGTTTACGCAAATATTGATCAATATGATCCTATCCGTAAGCGTTGGATTAAAAATAATGATCCAAATAAATACCTGCAGGAACATATTTTAAAGGGTGATTCTGGTGATGGAGTACCTAATGTGCTGTCTCCAGACAATTGTCTTGCTATAGGTGAGCGCCAGCGGCCTATGACATCAAAACGATTGAATGTTTTATTGGAAGGTACTGATAACATGGATGAGGAAACTCTTCGTCGGTATCACCGTAATAAGATGATGATTGACCTTAATGATATTCCTGATAATTACAAGACTATCATTCGTGAACAGTTTAACAAGGAAAAAGCTATCGGCAGAGAGGGGTTATTTAATTACTTCGTACAGAACAAATTAAAGAATCTTATGACCGACATACAGGATTTTTAAAACATGAAACTTTCTATTTCTGAAATTTTAACCAAAGCAGCAACCGAAAAGAAAAAAGCAGATAAGGTTGATTGGTTACGTAAAAATGATTCGCCGCAGATTCGAATGATTTTACGACTCACATATGATGAGAATATAAAATTTCTTATACCAGACACTGCTCCTCCATGGACAAGAAATGAGTTTGAGGATGAAGCAAAGCCATTGCTCTTCAGAGAGGCAAGGCGGCTTAAGATTTTTGTAGAGGGTGGAGGCTATGACACCATCCATCCAATCAAACGCGAAACACTATTCATCCAACTACTACAGGATATTGATAACAATGACGCTGAATTGTTAGCAAACAATATGATAGCTCATAAACCAATTAAAGGGTTGACTCGAAAGACTGTTGAGGAATCATATCCTAATCTATTTACTTCTCCACTAAAAATATAAGGACCAATAGGAAGAAAAATGGCAAAGCGATTCAAAAATCTGCGTAGTGGTACTCCACAGTATGATGATGACTGGGGACCCAAAAATGAAGATCGTTGGAAAGAAAAGCAACGTGGTAAGAAACGTACACAAAAGCGGAAGCATAAGCACCGTGAAAAGTTTCAGAACTTTAAGGACTTCAACGAGACGTAAAAATATTTTAAATTATTTTAAATTATTTTCGTTAGAGGGGTTGACATTTCCTAGAAAGGTGTTATATTAATACTATGATTATGATAAAGGAAATGAAATGACAATAAGTGATAAATTGATTCTCATCGACTGTGATGGTGTAGTACTTGATTGGGAATATGCATTTGATGCATGGATGAAGCGACACAACTATGTAAAAGAAGTTGAAGGCGCTTATGATATGGACATTGCATATAATATGCCGTCAGTTGAGATCAAGCGTTTGATCCGAATGTTTAATGAAAGTGCTACCATCCGTAAATTACCACCCCTCCGTGACGCTATTAAATATATCAAAAAGCTTCACGAGGAACATGGATATATTTTCCATGCCATTACTAGTCTTAGTAATGATCAATACGCTCAACATTTACGGACTAAGAATCTCCGTGAGCTGTTCGGCGATACCGTATTTGAAAAATACATATATTTAGATACAGGTGAAGATAAGGACAATGAGCTCATTCGGTACGAAGGTACCGGCTGCTTTTGGGTTGAAGATAAAATCCAGAACGTAGATTGTGGAATTGGCTTTGGTCTACAAGGTATCCTTATGGCTCATCAACATAACTCAGGTTATACCGGTGAAGCACTTCGTGTACAAAATTGGAAAGAAATTTACGATCATATTGTTGGTTGATGTATAAATACATTCAACAGGTTAATTTTATTATGTTCAAGAGGTGGCCTGTGATACCGGGCTGCCTCTTTTTTTAACTCAGGAGAATGAATGCCTACCTATAACTTTAAAAATGATAAAACTGATGAAATTATAGAACTCTTCCTCTCGATGGGAGAGCGAGAAGAATACCTCAAAAATAACCCCCACATGTCTCAAATCCTTTTAAAGCCGCCAAACGTGGATGCAGGCGGCCGTATCACTGTTGGTAAGCCCGACAGTGGCTTTCGTGATGTTTTAAAGAATATTAAGTCGCACCATCCCGGTTCGCGTTCAATTAAAAACACAATCAATGATTGGTAGTTCAATCATGCATTAAGGAGAGTCCAATATGGCATCAACGCAACGTCGTCTTTCAAAAAAACAGCAACGTAAAGCGAATCAAAATCAAAATAGGCAACAAATGCTCATGAGAGAAATTGAACCTATGACTGATACGCAAGAAACTCTATTTGATTTATATGATGAAGATAATAATGTGGCTGCCATAGGTTCTGCTGGAACGGGAAAGACAATGTGTGCTTTATATTTAGCACTATCGGATGTACTAGAACTACCTGAATATGATAAAGTTATTATAATCAGGTCGGCAGTACAAACTAGAGAACAAGGTTTTATGCCTGGTTCAAAGGCACAAAAGGAAGCTGTGTTTACGGCACCATACGTCGATATTGTAAATAATCTCTTTGGGAGAGGAGATGCCTGGGAAGTTTTAAAATCAAAACAACTTATTGAATTTATGACTTCGTCATTTGTACGAGGTCTTACATTCGACAATGCAATTATAGTAGTAGATGAATGTCAGTCTATGACATACCACGAGCTTGATTCAATTATTACTCGGGTCGGTGAATCATCAAAAATTATTTTCTGTGGAGACACCGCACAAGATGATTTGGCGACATCCAGAAATAGAGCTGAGTTCTCCGGGCTGGTTGATTTCATTAAAGTACTTAGAAAAATTCCATCATTTAAGGTGGTAAATTTTAAGACTGCTGACATCGTTCGCTCAGGTCTTGTAAAGGAATATATAATTGCAAAGGAAAACGAAAGTAGAAATCTTAGGCTGGTAGAACCAGTCCGTATGTGAGGATAATATGGTAGATTATGTGATTGCAGGTGGTAATAATTATACAGTAGTGGATCTGGGAGATCCGGATCCACTCACTGAATTCCCGGAAATATTTGGGAATGAAAACTTTTCATATGTAGTGTCATTTACACAGCCAGATGCTACAGACTATCTTGGTATTACAGTAAATAGCAAACCAGACTGGGTTTCTGCTACAGCAGTAAGTAATAATCAGATATGGATAACAAGAGATCCGGCATATACAATCTTTCCTGGTGAAGCATATGTATTGACTCAGTATCCTACTGGCTATGAAAGTGAAACAGTTACCACGGTGACACCTGGTGAGTGGGAACTCTTGCCAAACAAAGAAGATTACATTTTGAATTCCTGGACGACACCATCCCAGGAAGAGGTGAGTGGTTCATATTCGTTTACTTTATCGTATGAATATCTTGATGAAGGATCTCCAACAACAGCATCAGTTGGTCCGAACTATACTCAAAATTATGTGTGGAATGTACAAAACGCACTTCCCGGTTTCATAAATAGTCTTGATCAATCTATGCCACCAACTGATGATGCATTGCTTAACGAATATGCAAATACTGATGCTCCATTTGACACAAGTAATACATTTACATCAACAACCGAGCTCAAGGACTTGTTGGCAAACACAGGCATAGACCCAACAGAATTGGACAACGCACGACCATGAGACCAGTAGCAAGATGGCCAGTAGATAGAATAGCAACGGGGCACCTTTGTAGTGCTACCGCAAATATTGAGGGAGAATTTCAAATAGCAGTATTTGCAGGAGGGGAACCCATATCCTGCCCAGGTGATATCATCGGTGATCATACAATTAAAGTTGGCAAAGAATGCATATCTCATGCAGCAATTGTAAATGCCGGCTCACGTTTTGTTACTGCATTTGGTCGTCCTGTTGCAAGGATAGGAGACTCAGCCGATATGGGTAAAATCATTTCCGGAACCCCTCTGGTCCGTTGCGGCGGCTAGACTAAAGAAGACACACACACTGACAACACAGAACAGAAGCAATCAGTTACAGTGGAGTCTAATTAATGAACAACACACCGGCCACCCAAGTAACCATTAAAGAAGCATATCGTCTCTTTTGGATGGTTAAAGGACATCTGAATGTAGATGAAAAAACGGCACTGGGTTGTGCTGATTCATATTTTAACCGATTGTGGGGAAATACCGATGGCTTCTATAGATCTGATGGGTTTGATGAAGCTTGGGAGAAAAAAGTTAAAATAAATGCAAAATAATGGTTGACAGGGCATTCTAACGGTGTTATAATATGTAAAGAAATGAGGAATTTATTATGTTTAACCACGTGAACCACGGTATAGTTTTACCTAAAATCGAACGAAAGACCACCGAGGCTGGTCGCAAATACTTTACACCAGAGGGTGAAGCTTATCCTTCAATTACCACGGTGCTGTCAATTCTAAGCAAAGAAGCAATTCAGGCTTGGAGAGCACGGGTTGGTGCCGAGGAAGCCAATAAGATCTCTCGCCAGGCTGCCGGCCGTGGCACTGCAGTTCATAAACTAGCTGAGGACTATATTGATAATGTAGATGATTGGAAAGGCAAACAACAGCCCGCCAATCTGTTTATGTTTAATCAGATCAAACCAATCATTGATGAAAGCATCAATAACATCTGGTTCCAAGAGGCATTTCTATACAGCGATAAACTCAAGACTGCCGGACAGGTTGACTGTATCGCTGAATGGGATGGAGAATTATCAGTAATTGATTTTAAAACATCTCGCCGACCTAAAAAGATAGATCAAATTCAAAATTACTTTATGCAAGCATCCTTTTATGCCGCTGCATTTTTGGAACGAACTGGAGTGCCAATCAAACAAGCAGTTATTCTGATTGCAGTGGATGATAATGAACCTCAAGTTTTTAAAATTAACACTTTCGATTACCTGGAGCACTTTTTAGCAGTACGGAAAAAGTTTGATGACTTATGATACAAGCACTAAAATGGATCGCAACAGCAATGTTCCTCACAGCAGGAACCCTCTTATCTCTTAACATTGTCATTTCAAAGATTGGATTTATTCTCTTCTTTACTGGGCACATTATACTGTTCTTTTTGTTTCTAAGACTTAAGGACAATCCTATGATAGTACAGAATGGATTTTTCATAGTTATTGACGCCATTGGTATATACAGATGGTGGTTTTAAAAAAATTAAAATAAATGCAAATAAATGGTTGACATTTGCTCAGGATGGTATATATTAGTATTATAACACATTAATGAAAAGGTTTTACAATGTTGGTTTTTTGTGACTATATAGCAGACCGAATAAAGCGTGGTCTGGAATTTGATATCCGTGCTAACAGACCCTATACTAAAGTAGGTGAGGTGGGCCCTGTCAAAATGGATCTACATCTTACTGAAGGCTATTTCTTGTCTACTAAAAAGACAATCCACGTCTCTGATTTGAATGGCAAAATGTATAAAGTGACTATCGAAGAGGAAAATGATTATGAAAATTAAAGGTGCAATGACCGTACTACAACGTCGGGCTCAATTCTATGGCAAACCCCTTGGTTGGCTACTTGATGCAATGGAAGCAGGCATGGACGAAAACATGACTGTAACAAAGGCATTTGCTGTGTACAAAGCGGAGATGCTTCGTGGACTTTGATCAGCGGCATGGTGGGCCTTATGATAGAGGAACGGCTGATAGTTATTATGGCCGTGGGTTTAATCCTCACTATTTTAAAGGTTCATCATACCTATCAGATGCTGTTATGATTGATGACATGACAGCAGAGGAAATTATGGCATATAAAACCGGCTATGATGATAATGAAACCGCCGGTAACTTTAAGGAGTGGTAATGATGATACAGAAAGTAATTTATGGCACAGCTGCGGCAATTGGGCTTGTATTATTTGGTTGGTATCTGATTCACATTTGGACTGATTGTTTGAATGAAAATTCAATCTTTACTTGCATGCGTATGTTAAATAAATGACATATATTGTAAACGGCAAAAAATTTGACTGTGTGTTTGATGCTATAGAATATAGAGATATTCTTGATGCTCATTATATAAAGGTAGTATGGAGACAATTGTGAATATTTTTGTAACTGATATGTGCCCCGTTATTTCAGCACAAAGTGTCTGTGATAAACACTCTTCAAAAATGGTTGTTGAGTCAGGCCAGATGCTATCAACAGCACATCGAATGTTGGACGGGCAGATGGAATTGCGTAGATCTAAATCTGGTAAGCGTATGGTAAAATACTTTGTCCATCCCAACAGCAACCTCGAAGCCGTTCTTTATAAGGCTGTTCATCACTATCATCCCTGTACTGTATGGTCTATGGAATCAAAGGAAAACTATATTTGGCATTACAAACACTTTGTTGCTCTTGCTGAGGAGTTTGAGTTTAGATACGGAAAGAACCACATGACTATAAATAAACTTCGTGAGGTTCTTAAAGCACCTCCAAGCAATATTCCTAGTTTGGGCCTCACTGAATTCCCTCAGGCTATGAGCCACTTTCCAGATTGTAAAGTAGAAGGTAATCCAGTACAAGCCTATAGGAACTACTATCACATGGCCAAACCTTTTGCCAAATGGGAAAAAGGCAGGTCGGCACCCAATTGGTGGGAAGGTTATAAAGGGTTAAATGGCTAAAAAAACTAGGTACATACTCATAGATAATAAACTTGGTGTGTTTTTAGGATCTTATTCAATGCAGGATTTTGTAGAGCCAAAGGCTATTTTGGAAGGTAAAGTAAATATGCTCAAGGAAGATCCTAGATCGTATGCTTTATTTGCCAAACATAATCCATTTGGAGTAACAGATGCTGAATCATTTGACAGTAAAGAAGAAGCTGAACAATTTATCCGTGATGCTTTTTTCGATGTAAAGGGCGTAGGGCTAAGTGCTCAGCCGGTCGATACTGACCTTGATGATCCAGATCTAATTGATATTATAAAAGCAGGTTATGGCGATCATACATTTGATATGCTAGAAGGATTGGAAACTTATAATGACACAATACACTAATGAGTCTTGAGCAGTTCTTTGATGAGTCAGATGCTCCAGCAAAAACACCTTGGGGTTCGACCAAGGAAAAGGAAATTCGACTTCGCACAAAACTTTGTGTAGCAGCATATGCTTATGAAATTGATAATAACAGCGTTATGTCAGATGCTGAATTTGATGAAAAATGCCAACTAGTAAATCTTGATATTAAGACAGGAAATAGAAAACTAGATAACTGGTTTAAAAAACACTTTGATCCTTCCACGGGCCAATGGATTCACACACACCCAGAAAAACATAAGATAAAGTATGTGTATGAAAAATGGTATAAGGAGAAGGAATGAATGTTTACTATAGAAATGGAGGACGATGAGACATTAATCACCATAATGGATGATACTGGTGAGCTCGACGATATTGGAGTTCTCTTATATGAAGATTATTGCCATATTAGGCAATGGAACGAAAAGTCTCAAATGTTCGATGTAGTTACTCTTAAGCCGGAAATGTATGTAAAACTGATGAAAGCATGGAAGCTACCAGTAGGATCGTACATAATGGAGGAAGTGGACATTAATTACAAAAAAAGTTAAAATAAATGTAAAAAAATGGTTGACATTTACTCTAGATGGTGTATATTAGTTATATAAGGTTTAAAACACACACAGGAGATAAACCATGGGTACTTCATCAATGATCGCAAACCACAACGAAGACGGAACTGTAACAGCTACATATTGTCATTACGACGGTTATCTTTCGTACAACGGAAAAATGCTTGTTGAGAACTACAACACACCCGAAAAGGCAAAAGCTGTTGCCGAAGCAGGTTATCTTTCAAGCCTTAAGGCTAATCTGTACGAATCTGTAGTTGATTCCGTTCATAATGATCCTTCCGTTCAATACGATTCCCCTCAGCATTTCTTTGACGAAGCTGCAGATTACTGTGGCGCTGAATATCTATACTTGTTTGATGGAGAGGCATGGTTTGTCCGTGAGGTTTATGGTAAGGCTGGTTACGAGGAAGTTGAAATGAACCTTGCTGCAAACGCGGCATAATTTTTAAAAAATAAAAGCAAAAAATGGTTGACATTTGCTTTTAAATGATATATATTACTTATATGATGATTAATAAACTTGAGGAGATTACATCATGGCACATAATCTTGAAATTATAGCTGGCCAGGCTCAAATGGCATACCGTGAATCAAAAGGCAAGCCTTGGCACGGTCTTGGCACCCCCGTACACGACTTTATGACTCCACAAATGATGATGGAAGCAGCTGGTCTTGACTGGGAAGTCGAAAAGGTTGACACATTTATTCGCTATAAAGGGGATAATGTTGCGACTGGTACACAAGCTCTCGTACGCTCAAGCGATAGTAAAATCCTAACCCAGGTTGGTCCTGGATGGAATCCGGTTCAAAATGCAGAGGCGTTTGACTTCTTTACAGAGTTTGTTTCAAATGGTGACATGATCATGGATACAGCTGGCTCCCTAAAGGACGGGCAAATTGTCTGGGCCCTAGCTGATGTTCGTGATGGATTTTCACTGTTTAACGGTGACGACGTAAAGGGCTACCTTTTGTTTTCAAACCCACACCAATACGGAAAATCAATCGACATTAAGTTCGTAATGGAACGTGTCGTTTGCAATAACACTTTGACTGTGGCATTAAACGAAAAAGGAATGCCTGGTGTTCGGGTTAACCACCGTTCTGAATTTAATCCTCAGCGTGTAAAGGAGATTCTTGGTCTCTCTCACACACGGATTGGTCAGTTCGAAGAGGCTGCAAACTTCCTTGGCTCTAAGCAATACAACAAATTCGACCTTCAAAAATTCCTTGCTGAAGTGTTTGGTGAGTCAAAAAAGGAAGGCAAGGAATTGTCTCGCACAGCACAACGTGCTATGGATATTGTAGAGTCACAGCCCGGCGCACACTTCCGTCCAGGCTCATGGTGGAATGCATATAATGCAGTCACCTATATGACTGATCACGAGCTTGGCCGTTCAGCCGATACTCGGATGACATCTGCATGGTTTGGTACAAATGCCAAGCGTAAGGTTGATGCTCTAAATGTCGCCCTGGAAATGGCAGACGCATAATAGGATAGGTTTTATGGTCTTTTCCCTGAATAAAAGACCCTCTAACCTAGAAAGGGATACATATGATTGAAAGGTTTTTTAATAAGGTCGCAAAAATGGGACCTCGTGAAGTAATTTTTGTAGGCATATGGCTTGGTCTACTTCTTATTTTAATTGATACGGCAATGCCTGGCCGTGGCTTTTTTTAGAATAGATCAACATGGAGGAAGCACCAAAGGCAAAGTTAATCTTACTTACTGACATCATTGAACAGAAGCTTCGTAAGGAAAAGGAATTAGAGTTTTATCAGAAGGAACTTGAAAAGCTCCAGGAGAAAATGTATTGGCTCGGTCGTGAAATCTCCTTAAATGAAACCATCATTCGTGTGATTGAAAATGAACAAGTTATAGATATAAGGGAAGGTTTATCTAAGAAACTGTTAGAGAGGTCAGACGAATGACATGGTTTTTAATAATATTGTTTGCATCGTGGGAAGAATATCCACTTTATGTGTTTACAGATCCTACATTTGGAAGCAAACAGGAATGTCTTGCATCCGCTGCGGATAAAGAAGATGTAAAGAAATATGTTTATAAATTGTTAACAGAGTTTGGAAGACCAATGCCCATAGTAGGTGTTGGTTGTGTTAATGAGGATGAATTGGAAACTATTTTAAATCAAATCAAGATTGATTTTCAAATAAAGGAACCAGGAATCGCAATATAATGATGACACCACTTGAAATTTCTGAATATAAAAATAGATGGATGGCCTCTGGTGCAAACTGGAGGGTATCCGTTCATAGTGATCTTGCAGACCGGGCTAAAGCCTGGTGTAAACAACACCTTGATAAGCAGAGTTGGCATATAGTTCAATGGACTGATGTTTACGCACATACATTTTACTTTGAGGATCAGCTTCAAAGTCAAAATTTTGCCATGGAATTAAACCATAGATTTAAAGGTACGTGATGCAAGAATCATATCATAATTATATGCTTAGGCGTATTAGAGAAGATCGTCAAAAGGAGGAAAATATGGACGGCCCTTTTAAAGCAGCATTTGATTCTCACACCACTGGGGTGGTTCGCAGAGAGATTATCACATATCGCTATATAGATGGAATAATGGTTAAGGAAACCGCAACTCGTTCTTATGGACGTGATGGGGATTACCACGATACTATTTCCACATTACCGTTGCCAGAGGATATGTCCGTGAAGACAACTGATCCACGGCAACTTGATTTATCTATTTAATTAGAGGATTTATGACATTACCTATAGAAAGAACGAATGCCGTTCTAAATACTGAAGCATTTCTTATAGACCTTTTAGACCCGAAGAAGACACCGAGAGTGCCGAAAGAGATTCGCCAGAGGGCAGCGAGTTGTTTGAGACATTATCCTTCTTGCTATAATATGGCGAACATAAAAGAAAGTTTTGAGGAGGTAGTACAAGTGGGACCGAAGTATGACTGAATACAATCCTGACAACTGGGTAATTATTAAGATGAAAGGTGATGATCCTCACTACCGTGTCCTAGGCGGATGGAGTGGTGGTTACTTGGATGGTGATAGTTGGCGAATGAACAGTGGTATCACTCGTGTTGATGATGCTGACGAAGACTGGTTCTTCTATGGTAGCTCTGGCTCTGTATATCGTTGTAATAAAGGTTCTTACACGTTAAGAATGAATAACGAATACGTTTGGGCACAACTACAAGAACTTCACGGCGATAAAGTTGAAATGATGCCAGAAGATACTGACTGGCTGAACATGGATTGGATTATCAAATGAAGTTTATTCAACACAAGGAAATGGCTAAGGATGAAAGTTAAAATTGGCGGATACCCGAAATATTACTATTGGTTAGATAGATTGTTTGGTTGGAAACCTAAACAAAAGATAAGTGTTCGCATTGACCGTTATGACACGTGGAGCATGGATCACACCCTTGCTCCTATCATCTTGCCTATGCTTAAACAATTAAAAGAGACTAAGCACGGCGCTCCTAACGTGGATCCAAAGGATGTCCCAAAAGAACTGCGACCAACCACTAAATGGAAAAAAGCATACGAGGGTGACGGCACAGCAGATCCTAAGTTCTTTGAACGTTGGGATTATGTTTTAGACGAAATGATTTGGGCATTTGAACAAAAGTACCGTGATGATTGGGAAAGTGATTACTGCTCCGGCGAACACGATGTGTATTTTGAAATAATCACAGAAGGCGAGTACAAAGACCATAGCGAAATGAAGCGTGGTCCTAAAGATACATTTGAAATAGACTGGGAAGGTCGTAAAGCACACCAAGAACGTATGTCAAACGGGTTTAGACTCTTTGGCAAATACTACGAATCTCTTTGGGATTAATAACAAAATAATTTAAAATAATTACAAAAAAATGGTTGACATATGCTCATAGTATGATAGTATAGTTATATAAGGTGAAAAAAGGAACTATATTATGAAAAACCATGTAACTGGCTACACATACTCAGGCAAAAACGCAGCTATCCTTGCAGCTGTTGGTGTGGACTCTGTCTGTACCTTCAAACAAGCTGTTCGTGAGATGGGTGTGCCTGGAAAGAACATGAAGGGCATCAAAGCTGTTGCTTCTCTGTTCCGTTTCTCTAAGGAATTGGATGATGAAGGCAATCGCAAGATGATCTGGTATTCAGTGTTTGATGCAAAGGCTGTCCTCGCTCGGAAGGCAGTCTAAAAAAGTTTGAAATAAATGCAAATAAATGGTTGACATTTGCTCAAGATGGTATATATTAATACTATAAGGTGAAAACAAAGGAATACACTATGAAATATCAAATCTTCCAAATCCGTACTACCGAAGCTGAAGTCGATTTAATCAACAAAACTGGCGATTTCAATGCTGTGCCAAAGTTTGCAGCAAAACGTGATCTTGATTTTGCTCAAATGCGCGGTACTACAATCGAGGCTCTTGCCAAGGAATTTTTTGATAAAGGTTATTACACCCACGTTGCTAACATTACAGGTTCTGATTTGGAAAATGTATTTCATATCGGTAACATGGGTCCTGAAGAAAACATTGAGCGGTTGGATCGTATGCATTCAATTTCAGTTGGTGATCTTGTACTTGACGAGAACAACATTCTTTGGGTTGTTGCTAATTTTGGATTTAATGAAGTCTGTGACCTGGAGGTAGCATAATGTCTGCTCTTATCAATCATCTTAATGAACTTAATGCCAAGGCACAAGCCTGGATGGATGCAGAGGAAGGTCGTTGGACTGGATTCTACATCACTGATCCAGAGCATTGGGCCAACATGGATATTCATACTGTTGAGGATTTCAAGCGGCACGAGCTGCAGTCCTTTATCTGGGACGCGTATAAGGATGCGTATGGCATCCGCCCTCGTTTCATGGATTTTGAATCCATGTCAATGGAAGAGTTGCAGAAGGAGGCCGACCGGGTCGCTGAGGCTGCTCGTGAACAATATGAGCTTGAAGTAGCCCAAGCCGAGGCCGATCTTCGTGAGTTCAAAGAATTGGTCCAAAAGACCATCGACACGGGAGCAGCTGATGAAAAAACTGCTCTTCGTTGGTTGACCACAGCTGAAACATTCTATCATGGACAGTGTGTTGAGGCGTGGGTGTACGATCAGGGCATCCTATTTACAGACTACGGTCGTGAATTGGTAAAGCGGCTGATGAATATTGTTCATTTTGAGGATATGGAGTTAGTATGAATATAAATGATTTTAGATTTACCCCTGTAGATGTAGAGCCTTTTTATGAAATGCCAGAGCTCACCAGAGTCAATACTGGGATTGATGACTTTGATGTAAAGGAATTTCGGTTCTATCTATCTGATAAAGTGGATGATGATGCAAATAACTTGTACCAAGGTGCTCGTTTGTTACGCCGTCGATTTGGTTTAAATAAAGAAGAAGCAATGGAACAATTTAAAAATTGGCTCAAAGCAGAGGATAGCAAATATGACCTTTCTTAATAAAAGTAATTTGTATTCAGTAATTTCAGTGCTGATTGTCGTGTCGTTATTTGGTTTTATTGCATACGCTATGGCATTTGCTACAACATTACCAGACGTATATTTCAGCTATGCCACTGGCGAATGTGTAAAGGTAGTTAATTATGGGACCGAATATGCTTGTGATGCTCTTCCCACTAAATTTATTCATATATGGGTAGAATGATGGCACAATTATATAAAGTTGAGGACCTATTCCAGGAAGACCCTGAGAACCCAGATCAGCTCCTTTTCACTATTCCTGACGATATAACCAAGGCTTTGAATCTAGCTGAAGGTGATATCATCGAATGGGAGATCACTGGTAATGGTGTAACCTTTCGTAAAAAAGATGAGTCAAACAATGAATATGAAAGGGCTCGTGCTCAAAAAATTATTGACAACCCAGGCTTTGAGGTATAACAATGAGTGATAAGTATGGAATAAAAGCATACCAACCGGATGTTGGATGGGTATGGGTTACGGAAATTAAGCGCAAAGGGATTCTAAGAACTCGTACTGTTGTTCGTAGAGAATTTGATAGTCTTTCCGCTGCAGAATTGTGTTCTGCAGAAACTGCTGGTAAAACAGCAGTGGTTAAACTTGGATCCTCAGATGAAGGTATTTTTTCATGAAATATTTTATTCTTGAACCTAAATGGAAAAAATCAGTCTACGAATTTGACCGCTACAAGAAAGTGGCCGATGATGGAACTGCCATGTATGCTACACGAGAAACTTGTTGGCGATATGGAAAATGGATAGTTAGTGTTCCTGAAACAAACGAGGAATGTGACGAATATCTCGAACACCATGGTATGGATCTGGAAGATTTTGGCGAGACATATGAGGAACTCAAAGAATCATTGATGCCTTCCGAGGACGAGGAAACAGCATTTCACGAGATGGATGACTATGAACACGAGTTCATTGAAACATGGGATGGCTGTAGTGAAGATTGGTCAGTTCATGTCTGGGGCCCAGGCAAAGATACTATTGATGTTGTCACACTACAGGAAGAAATAGAGGAACGGTGGGATGAAGAATATGTCGACGGGATGTATGATCTTGATTATACCGAGGACGGTTTTTGGGTTGAAATCCACTGTCCAATTGTTTTGACTCCTTGTTTGCAAAATGGTACTCCACTTGAGGTAAATAACTAAAAAAAGAGGGTTACATGTATAATTATTTAATCGAATATGCACCATTTAAAGCAATCAGCGAAACAGATGATAGACAGCAAGTAGTCTTGGATTGGCCAACGTTTCAGTTGGTCGTTACCGAAGATTTTGATGATGCTGCAAATACAGTTGTATATGATGTGGCAGTTTTAAAAGAGGATGAAAAGGTTTCAGAACATGGAATTGTTATTGAGGAAGATAATCTGCATCATGATAATGCTGAATTGATAGTTACAAATCTTTTAATTGAGAACCTGTGCAAATTGGCAGGAAGAACACCAACGCCTTTATAGGAGAAAGTTTATGTCTTTTGATATAAGACATGCAAATATACTTGATGTAGATAAGGCTATACGACACTATGAAAAAAAGGATGGGGTTTCAATCACCTATGTGTGTACGACTGACCTGCGTCAGTCAGATCGCCCGGCTGATGTGTTCTATAGGGAAACACCGCACCCAGAATTTGGCAATAGATACTTTGGTCTAATCCTAGGAGCAGAAGATAATATCTATATTACCAATGCTGATATAGTAGAGGATCATGATTTTGCCATGATTCAGGATGATAATGGTACTTTTTGGTATAGTCAATGTCATCACGACTGTTTGTTTATTGATGGCAAAATGATTGACGGCGGACGTGAATACATTAGATTCTCTGGCAAAGCTCGGGATATTAAAATGTTTAAGATAAAAGATGGACAATTTAAACTTGAAAGTGAGGAATAACTTATGGATACAAACGGTGGCTTACCATCTATAATTACAGAAAAAGATCGCAAGAACATTCAAAATGCTTTGCGTGAAATGTCTGATTCAATGACACGGATTGCGGCTGAAAAGGATCATCAGAAGGCTATTGCTGAAAAGATGCTTGACGAGGTCGGAGTTCCAAAGAAGGATTTCAATAAACTTGCGCGGATTTATCATGCGTCTAGTATAATGGAAGAAGCGGCAAGGAACGAAGAGTTTATGGAATTTGCCGAAGCAGTAATGGCTCCACTAGAGCGTCAAATAGAAAGTAGTTAAATTCTAAGAAGGACTCGATTATGGAAATGGGAATGTTTAGCGCAGCAGGCAACTCAAAGGTGAGTGCAATTGTAACCCGCGTTCAAGGGCTTGAGCTGCAGGACGATGCTGCTTGGAAGTATGCATACCGTGAGTTGGATGTGCTCAGCAAGCTAGAAGGCACTAAAGAGGCCATTGACACAGAGGTCCGTGAGGCACTGTGGAAAGAGTTGCTCAAGCGAAACGTCATAGTAGAACCTGATGCAGTAGACTATTGGTTCTACATTGAAGAACTGGTTTTTTAAATTAGGGGCAAACAACATGAGTGAACAAACAAACTATTGTACAACCAAAGGCTTAGGCTGGGCATTCTTGATTATCATTATTATGATGGTAGGTTTACCTATACTTGGGTCAGCTATTGCATATCCAGATAACTGTAAGCAATCTATTCTTATTCCTTGTATAGGTTTAGAATAATGCATATTGTTAGAAGAAAAGACGGTAAAGTAATTGCAATAGCATCACGTAAGGAAGATGCTATTGCAGTCGCAGATGGATCACGAATTGATAAAACTGAATACGTAATTCAAGAGTCAACCGCTCAGAAAGAAGTGG